ATCGACATACGAGGGCAGTTGCTCGGCAGGCACCTTGCCGGCGACCAGGTCGGCCTTGAGGTCCAACAGGTCATCGAGCCCGTCCACGTCGCTCGTCTCGATCGGGAGGTCGATCGACATGAGCGGCACGCCGGAGCCCCACGCGCCAGAAGCCTTCGGGCCGTAGAGCCGCGGAGCCCCTTCCGTCGTGTCGATCCACCAGTCGCCAGAGATCCCGAAGCCCGACGAAGGGGCACCCTCGCCGGCGTAGAGCCGCGTGCCGTCGGTGCCGCTTGGGCCCTCCGGTCCAGGCGTCCCAGCCGCGGGCACCCAGGCAGACCCGTTCCAAGTCAGAACCTGGTTGGTCTCCGGTTCCGTCGCCGAGACCGGGTTGGCCTGGAGCTGCGTGGCGTTACCACTCGACGGGCTCGTGATCGCGAAGAACGGCATCAGTCAGACTCCACGAGCTGGGTGTGAATGCGGCGGCGCCGCTGAAAGCTGTCGGCCCATTGCCAGCAGGCCTGCCGGCCGATCGGAACGCAGACCTCGTACTCGCGACGCACGCCAGCGGCATCCGTCTCGAGGATCCGGTCGCCCTTCTTCGGGACCGCGGCATAGTCCTTGAGCGAGATGGAGTAGTCGCGCGTCTCGAAACGGATCACGATCCCGTCGCCAGTGAGCGCCTCGTGGGCGGAGTGGCCGATCGTCGCGGGCACGATGTCGATGTGACTGGAGCCGGCGGCGCGGTAGCCGACGTTGACCGATGCGAATTCACGCAGCGTGTCTTCGAGGTCTTCGGCGGCTTCCGCGATCATGTCCATAGATCACCTTGAGGCTGGCACGCCGGCCGGGCCAGTGGGACCGTGAACCCACCAGCCCGGCCTTGCCAGGGGCGTTTCAACTATCAGGCAGCAGGAGCTGCTGCCGACAGACCGAGGAGCTTGGCCCGAACCGTGGTGACGCCCACGGCCTTGGCGAACACCGCCATGGCTGCGAGGACGTTGGCACCCGAGTCGTCGTCGAGCGTGAGCTTCTTCGCCGTTGCGTCCCAGTAGAGGCGATCGAACGCGGCGATATCATCCGTCGAGACGGCGTCGATCTCGTGGTCGTCGGCGATATTGAGCGACGTCAGGTCGCCAGACTTGACGGGCTCCATGCCCTCCACGACACCGATGCCGAAATCACCGATCTGCACGACCTCGCCGGGGACCATGTCGGCGGTTGCCACATAGTCGATCCGATGGATCGCTTCTTTCTTGAATCCTGCCTGAGCGGCCATGTCCTATTCCTTTCGAGAACTGTGATGTGAAACCGTTGATCGATCCTGCCCGGGGGCGGCCGCATCAAGCGACGGCCCCCGGGCACCGTGTCATCCCCCCTCGGATCAGGCCGTGGCCATCCGGTAGGCCGAGTGCTTGAGACCCTTGCCCACCGCGAAGCCCCAGTGACCTCGGAACTGCACGCCGAGCGTCTGGAAGTCGGCGACAGCCGATTCCACCGTCGGCATCCGCTTGTTGCCGACGAAGCCAGCCTGCATCGGGTTGAGGGTCTTGCGACCGCCAGCCGTCCACCAGGTGGAGTCGCTCGTCAGCTTCCGAGACGACACGACGCGGTACTTGCCGGCCATGACGTTCGTGGTGACATACTCCTTGCTGGCAGTCGTCACACGAATCTCCTTGCTCGTCATGAACTCCTCGCCGGTCAGCTCGAGGGCCGTCGGAAGGATGAGCGCTCGGTGGTTGCCGACGATCTCCTTTCCGTTCGGATCCTTGAAGGACTTCGCGGCCGTGTGGGCGAGCCGGAGAGCCGCAAGGCTGAACGCGTTGTCGGCATGAGGCGTGCGAACCTCATACGACGTCGCGTTGTCCTTCTGGAACTCGGTCCAGATCGCCGAGATGAGAGCCTCCTTGCCGCCCGCACCGAGCATGAAACCCAGATCGCCGAGCATGCCGAGATCGTCATTGATCAGGGCAGTCAGCGGAATCTGGACGTGCTTGGCGTAGAGGTCGGCCTTCAGCTTGCGAATCTCATCGCTGAGCTTGCCGTGGGCAATGTTCCCGGTCGCCCCCACCTTTTCGAAGGTGAAGTCACCGAACAGGAAGACGCCGTTGGTCTCCTTGAAGTCGTCGAGCGGCTTCGTGGAGGTGATCTCTTTCCACGGGTCGTCGTCCTCCTCATACCCCTCCAGGACGTACTTGTTGTACGTGGCCGAGAGGACGTTGCTGAGGTTGCTCGTCGAGAACGAGCCCTGCACCCGCGGCGGGAACGCATAGGCCAGGATCTCCTCCGCGTTGTCCAGGGTGATCCGGTGGCCGGCACCGGAATACCCGTTCGCACGAGCGGCGTTCAGGATGAGCTGCGTGAGGCCGACTTCGCGTCGAATCTCGTGGGCAGCCTCCAGGGTCTGGGCGTCGAACCGCTTTTCGAGGCTCGGCAGACCACCGTTCATGCACATCGCCGCCACGAGAAGCTTCTCGGTGTGGGCCGGCGGGGTGTGAACGTGGCCGGCCGGAGCCGGCTGACGACCACCACGGATGTGCTCCGCGGCGTTCGGGCCGGCCCGCTCGATGATGGCCTGAGCGAGCAGGCCGTAATCGAAGCCGGCAGGAGTCGCCGAAGCACCGTCGCCACCGGCGTTGGTGGGGATCACCGGAGCACCGGCGGTCACCGGCGCGGCAGGCGGAGCTGGTGGCGCCGGAGGCGTCGCAGGCACACGAGGTTCTGCCGGCGGGTTCGCGTTCTGCTGCGAGCCAGCCTGCACGCCCGAGGTCGGATCGGTCCCCGCAGCGCCGTTCGCTGGGGCAGCCGGGGCGCCAGCGGCACCCGCGGGAGTAGTTGCGCCTTGCGGCATAATCGGACCCTCCAAAAGCGCTTTCGCAGCGATCGCGGCTGACGTATTGGCGTCAGCTCCAAGAAGAAGAACGGAGCATTCGCGGAGCGTGCACGCACGCACCACGCTGAGCGGACCAACGAACTCGCGGCCGTTCACGACGACCTTCACACCGGCTTCAATGAACTCGATCCGTTCAGGATTCGGATCAGCGCCGATCGAGGCCTGGAACTTGACCTTCTTGCGGGAGTACTTGAGGTACTTCTGGACTTCCTCACCCTCACCCACAACGTCGCACGCGAGGCGAAGCGAGGTGCCGTCGTTCGACACCGTGTCAGCCTGGCCGACGAGATAGTCCAGGTCGTATGTGTTGTGGTTCATCACGATGACCACATCACTCGCCTGGAGACCTGCGAGATCCACGACGAGCGGATAGCGGCTCCACCACTGGCGGATCGGTCCGCCGGAGTAGCCGACGATTTCGCAGCGCGGCACCTTCACGCCGTCTGCGCCGGTCGCCTCGCCAACAATGCGGCATTCACCCAACGCCCGAATGAAACCCTCGGGCGGGCGGATGCGTGCGATCGTGTCGTCCATGGTCTGTGGCATGGATCAGGCCGCCTGAGCGAGCCCCTCCTGGAATTCCTCGGTGATCGCCTTTTGGATGGCCGCCTTGACCGCGTCGCGAGTCTTTGGAGCGACGTCCGCGAGCTTGAGGCCCTTCGAAAGCAGGTACTCTTTCTCGACTGCCGCCTGGTCGACCTCCTCGCGCCAGTCCATGCCGCGAGCGGCGTAGAGGCGGGCGAGCGTTTCGGTGTGGTTCTCCAGGCGGATCTGCTCGCCGGCGGCTTCCTTCACCGGGTCGATGTGGCCGAGCTGGTCCCAAGCCCACGACCAGTTCCACTCCGAGAACGGAGGCAGGCCGGACGGGATCTGTCCGCGGATGAAGATCGCTTCCTCGAACCACCGAGTGAAAAGCGGGTCGAGAATGATCCGCTCCACCATGCTGCGATCGACGTCGAGGTACTTCCTGAAGATCAGGTAGTCACCACGCATGGAGCTGTAGTTGGCTCCGGTGGCGTCCATCGTCGCGGCGATGATCGGGATGTCGCAGGCCCGGCACGCCATCCCGAGAATCCACCGCACGAACTCTTCGAACGTCGCGTTTGGATGCTCCGCCTTGAACTGCTGAAAATCCCAGCCGTCCGGCAGATTGGTCATCATGCCGTGGGCGATCGGGAACTTCTTGAAATCGCCATTGAGCTGAGCGGCTGCCTGATTCGGTGGAAGCAGGGTCGTCTTCAGGATCGCCGAGAACGATGCAGCGACCTCGGCGGCCGTCACAGTGGCGTTCACGAAGCGGCGCAGCGCTCCGAACAGCTCGAGGGCCGGCACGATCCGGCCGAAGCCGCGATGCTGGCCAGGCCGCGTCAGGTGCGGCCAGTGGATCACCTCGGTGGCAGGAATCCACTTCCCCTT